TTTATATTTATATTGAGAATTAATAAATTTAAATTAAAGCATATAAAATGGCAGAAAAAATTGTATCACCAGGTGTTTTTACTAAGGAAAACGACCTTTCATTCTTACAACAAGGTGTAGCTGACATCGGAGCAGCATTCATAGGCCCTTTCAAAGAAGGCCCATTGGTACCAACAATTGTAAATTCACAAGCTGAATTCGAAACATTGTTTGGAGTAGTTGATGACACATACTATACTCCTTTAGCAGTACAATCATATTTAAGAGAAGCAGGAACTGCAACTATTTGTAGAGTAGCAGGTGTAGACGGATATACCGAAACTGCTCCTATACTATTAACAGCAACCTCTGGTGCAGTATCTGCATCGTTGGGTATTTTATTTAATACATCAACTGCAGCAAACGCAGGTTTTGCAGGAACAATAGTTTCAGGTTCATCTGTAAATGGTGATTTTTTACTTTCAGGTTCAAATGCAGGATTATTATCAGCATCTTTGGATTCAGCTGATACAAATGATATTGAAGCAGTATTTGGTACATCTCCACTTGGTTCTAAAAAACCTTATGTATATGGATTCTTTAAGAATACATCTATGGGCTTTAACACAAATACATCAACTACGGCTAGTGTATTAGGAAATCAATTGTTCACATTCGATGCACAAGAAGCATTGACACCAATGATTAAATCACAAACTATTAGTGGTGAAAGATATGACCTTTTCCAAATTCAAACAATCGGAGCAGGTAATAGAGCAAATACAAAAATTAAAATTGGTATTACAAATATTAAAGCAGCTGGTTCTGTAAATGGTACTGATTATGGTACATTTACATTAGTTGTAAGAGACTTTACTGATACAAATAAGAAAAAAGTAGTATTAGAAACATTCTCTAATGTAAATTTAGACCCTAACTCTCCTAACTATATTTCAAGAGTAATTGGTGATAGAAAAAGAGAAATTGATGGTGATGGTAAAATAACTGAAAGTGGTGATTGGGTAAACAATTCTAAATATATTAGAATAGCAAGCTTAAATGCAAATGCACCTGTTCAAGCAGTACCATTTGGTCATTCAGCATATAAATTACCTATATCAGCATCATCTGCGGTAGGAGCTTTAGTTCCGGCAGTAACTTTCGTAAGTTCTTCTACAACTGTATATGGTGGTATTGATTTAGATGGTAATACTGATAACTCAATCTACTTAAAACCAATTCCAACAGGAGCAGGTGTAGGTTCAAATTTAGTATTCGGATTGGATAGTGCAGCAACTAACGGAACGGCTTTAGCAGTTGGTTCAACTTCTGCACAATTCGTTGTAGCATTCCAAGAAGGTTTTGATGGTATGAATCCAGCAACTCCAATCTATAAAGGAGAATTAATAAACGCAGGTAACTCACAAGGTTTTGATTTAACAAATTCAACATCATCTGGTTCAGTAGCATATGGTAAACACATCGCAGCTTTATCAAACGCAGACGAATTTGATATCAACATGGTAGTAACTCCTGGTGTTATCAGAAGATTACATAGTTCAGTAGTAACTTCTGTTTTAGATATGGTTGAACAAAGAAATGATTGTTTCTATATTATGGATTCAACATCTATAAATGATTCAATTACACAAGTAACAACAGAATCTGACGCAGTTGATTCAAATATGGTAGCAACTTACTATCCTTGGGTTAAAACAATCGATGTTAATACAAACAAATTAATCGCAGTACCACCATCAGTATTACTTCCAGGTGTATTCGCAGCAAACGATAGAGTAGCAGCAGAATGGTTCGCACCAGCAGGTTTGAATAGAGGTGGATTGGTAGGAGCAGTTAGTGTATTGAATAGATTAACTCAAACTGAAAAAGATACATTATACGAAGGTAAAGTGAATCCAATCGTTCAGTTCCCAGGACAAGGTATCGTAGTATTCGGACAAAAAACTTTACAAGATAAACCATCTGCATTAGATAGAATCAATGTAAGAAGATTATTATTAACAGTAAGAAAATATATAGCGTCTACTTCAAGATATTTAGTATTTGAACAAAATACTTCTGAAACAAGAAATAGATTCTTAAACATCGTTAACCCTTATTTAGAATCAATCCAACAAAGACAAGGTTTGTACGCATTCCGTGTTGTAATGGATGAGACTAATAACACACCAGATGTAGTTGATAGAAACATTATGAAAGGAGCTATCTACTTACAACCAACTAAAACGGCTGAATTCATTCAAATTGATTTCAACATTTTACCAACTGGTGCAGCATTTAACGGATAATTTAGAAAATAGATATTTATAATAGAACAATAAAAATAAAAAGAAATGCCAGATATTTTAACCTTTGATAAGATGTTTTATAAGAATTTCGAACCAAAACTTGGTAACAGATTCATTATGGAAATCAACGGTATCGAATCATACATCATCAAAACAGCAAATAGACCAACTTTCACATCGGAAGTAGTTGAATTAGACCACATCAATGTAAAAAGAAAGATTAAAGGAAAATCTACATGGGATGATGTTACTATCACTCTTTATGACCCAATTGTACCATCAGGTGCACAACAAGTTATGGAGTGGGTTAGACAATCACATGAGTCATTAACAGGTAGAGACGGATACTCTGCATTCTATAAAAAGGATATCACATTCTTCTTATTAGGACCAGTTGGTGATAAGGTTGAACAATGGACTTTAAAAGGTGCATTCATCACTTCGGCTAACTTCGGTGAATTGGATTGGGCATCAAACGACCCATTGTCAATTGAATTAACATTGGCATATGATTACGCTATTTTAGAATACTAATCTAAAAAACATAAAAAGAAAGGGGATGCAGAAATGTTATCCCCTTTTTTATTTTTTTGAAAACATAATATATATAATAAACACATTAGTTATATTATGGAACAAAACATTGAACAACAAGTTACGAGAGGTTTAGGTAATACACCAAATCAACAATCAAGAAAAGATTATCCATTTCCAACGGAAGTTATTAGTTTACCATCAAAAGGATTGGTATATCCGGAATCATCTCCACTATCATCAGGAGAAATTACAGTTAAATTAATGACTGCAAAAGAAGAAGATATTTTAACTTCTACAAACCTAATTAGAAAAGGTATTGTATTGGATAAATTATTAGAATCAATTATAGTTGATACGTCAATAAACATTAATGATTTACTAATTGGAGATAAAAATGCTATTTTGATTTCATCAAGAATATTAGCATTTGGTCCTGAATATGGTGTTACAATCAATGACCCCAATGAAAACGAACCGGTTGAAGTAAAAGTTGATATGAGTCAATTAAAGATTAAGGAAATTGACGAATCTAAATTAAATAGAAATAACGAATATGAATTTGTTCTTCCTAAAACCAAAACTCCAATTAAGTTTAAGATAATGACTCATGGTGATGAAGTTGCAGTAAATAAAGATATTGAAGCAAGTGAGAAAATCACAAAACAAGGTAACGATATACAAGCTAGATATAGAAGATTAATAACAGAGATTAATGGTAATAGAGAGATTGGTTATATAAGTAATTATGTAGCTAACCAATTATTAGCAGCAGATTCAAAGGCGCTTAGAAAACACATTTCTGAAATGTCACCGGATGTTGATTTAACCTTTGATTATACTTCACCTTTTACTGGCGATACGGAGGCGCTTAAAGTCCCATTAGGGATTAACTTTTTTTACCCTGCCGACTAATTATAGTACTTTTTTACATAAAAAAATATTTAGTATGGTTTATTCGTCTAATGGAGGTTTCAATTGGTCGGATGTATACTTCATGCCTATTAAATTGAGAGATTTCTATTGGAACGAATTATTACAATCAAAAGAAGCCGAAGCAGATGCGCTTAAGTCCGCATCAAAAGGAGTATCTTCTTCAGCAAGACGTAGATAAACAATTTAATTTTATATTTATATAAGAATACAAAAAAATAAAGATATGTCAAAACTTTTATTTGAAAGAAATGTGTTTCAAAAACTATTGGATTTGTTTTTCAAAGCAAAATCAAATGGTAATGAAGACCAGTATATTTCTAAAATCAAACATGCAAATCCAGAAGTAGCAGATGCATTCGCAGATTTGAATAGACAGTTTGTAAAAAATGCATTATTAACCAAAAGAGTTCTTCAAGATAGAGGATTGGATACATCCAAAGTAGATGATTTTCTTAAAAAATATTATAATAAATTATAATTTTTATAAGTGGCAGATAACAAAAGATTAAGTCAGTTAAAAAAAGAAAAAAAAGAACTTCAAGATAGAGATGTATCTGGTATAACTGACCGTGCCTTTGATAAAAGAATTAAACTAGAACAGAATGTAAATGATTTAATTGAAGAAAGAATTGAATTAAATAGGAAAACTCTAGACGATACGGAAGAATATAAATCTTCATTAGAAAGTATTGGTAAACAACTTGGTAAAAATAGTGCATATTATGATGAGTTAGTAACTGCAAACGCAGATTTAGAACTATCATTGACTGGTATATCCGGTATTCTTAAAAAACAAAACGCATTTACAAAAGAACAAATTGAGAATGCAGAAGATGTAGCTGCCGCATATAAAAACGGCCGTATAGGTTTACAAAGTGCATTTGCTGAACTTGTAAAAAATAAAGATGCAAATGTTGATATAGAAAAAATTATAAAAGAACAAGTAAATACCCAAAAAGAATTTGCGAATAGTATAACCGATACGACAAAAGATGCAGCTGACTTAAAGGCGATGTTTGAAGCAAACGCAGAAACCATAGAAGCAATGGGTGGTGCACTAAAAGCTGCGGCCAAAGATATGAAAAACATCCAAAAGTTAGGAGACAAGATAGGTCATACTGGTTTTGGTGGAATAATCAATCAAGGATTGGAAATATCTAAAGCGGTAACTGGAAAAGGTCCAGGCAGTATTGGTGATATTGCAAAAGCTCAGGCTGAAAAAAGAGGTGCAATGGGTTTAGCCGGACAAGCACCAAAAGCTGGCTCAATGATGGGTGCACTTGGTGGTATAGCAAAATTTGCAGGCCCGGCTGCATTAATAGGAACTGCACTATTTGGTATTTTCAAATTTGTTGATGGTGGAGGTATATCGAAAATAAAATCAGCTGCAAAGATGTTGTCTGGTAATAAAATGATGGATGAAGAATCTATTAAAGGTAAAGCAGCATCATTAGAGGGAACTGAGGAATTTAGAAAGATAAATGCGAAATACAATTACATAAAACCATTAGAAGAAAGGCAGACTAGAGAAAAAGAATTATTTGACTACCAAAAACAAAATACGGTTTCAATGATTGAATACGAAAATTCATTGGTTAAAGATGAATTAAGTTATCAAATCGGTCTTAAAAAGGATGCAATTCAATTTGGTTTCCAACAGGCAATGCAAACAATGGAAGCCGAAGCAGCAAGACGTAAAACATTGTTTTTAACCGGAATGAGTCAATTTAAGAAATCATTGATAGTTTCTGAAAGAGCATTAAATGCAATTGGTTCATCAACTGAAGCAGTATTGGATAGTATTAAAGATATTGGAGTATCATTGGGTGTATCGTTATCCGAACAAATAAAGATGGGAACATCTGCAGCTGGTATGGCCAAAATGTATGGTTCAAGTGGTGAAGATGTTTTAAAAATGGGTAAAAACTTCCGTTTAATGGACAAATCATCGGCTAAAGTCGCATTTAATAATGTTGCGGGTGTAGCTCAATTTGCAAAAATGAATGATATGTCTCCCGCTCAATTGTTTAAACAAATGGCGGATGCATCGGAAGAAGTTATGAAATATAGTAATATGACGACTTCACAATACGCAAGTCAAGCAGTATTACTATCCAATATGAATACCTCTATGAAGGATATGGCAGTTGCATCTGGAACAATGGTACTTAATTATAAAGATAGTATCAAATCCGAAATGAGTTTGTCAGCAATGCTAGGTAAGAATGTAAACCTTTCGGAAGTTAGAGCTAGATTAATGAGTGGAGATATGGCAGGTGGAGCATCTGCATTGAAATCCGCATTGGGTGGAGTAGACATCGGTTCAATGAATGCATTCCAAAAACAAGAATTATCCAAATCAACTGGTATGGGTATAGACCAATTAATGGAATTGACCCAATCAAAGGGTGGTGGTGTTAAAGGAACGTTAGAACAACAGGCTGGATTAAAAACAGGTGCAGATATAGCGGAAGGTGCATTAAAAAAGGATATATCATTGGCAGGAGCAAGATTGGGAATGGAACAGGCTCAAAGAAAAGAAATGATGAAATTTGAGCAAAGAGAAAGATTGATTATGTTACAACTTGAACAGGCTCAAAAATTGAAGATGTTGGAAGTTGAGGCATATTTTAGAGTTAAATATACGAAGGAATTGGAGATGAGCCATGAAAAACAAATGGCAGCTGCAAAACATTTGGAAGAAATGGGTTCCGGTATAATGATGGGTGGTGGTAAACAGTTAATGGACCAGGCATTTGCAGGATTAGATAAAGGCGGGGCAGGATATTCACAAGCGAATGCAAACTTAAATTCAATATCAGCAATGGTAGGTGGTAATCAAATTCAGGGTAATGATATGAGATTAGCAGAATATTATAGTGCTCAATTTGAATTGACAGAAAAATTTAAAAACCATCCTGCAGAATTATCTAAAGCACTGAAAGATACCTACGAAAAAATATTTGCAGATGAAGCTAAAGCTCAAAGGGACTACGATGACAAACAAAAAATAGCAGAATTAGCAGCATTTCATAACGAAAAGAAGGACTTAACCGCTGCCATTCAATACTTGGAAATGACTAAGGAAACACGAGGGAGATTGGCAAGTAAAGAAGAAAGGGAAAAATATATGGCAGTGTTTAACACCCTTGGTAAAGACATGCAATCAACGCTGCGCTATACTATTCAGAATGGTAGTCCTACAAAAGTATTAGGTGAATTTACCGAAAGATTAAAATTTATTACCGGAGAAATTAACAAAGACCCAAAATTAGGAACTGGATATTATGTTAAAAATACAAACACCGGAAAGAACGACCCATTCAATACATTCCAACCAAGTTTTATGGGTCCAGGAAATAAAGGAGGTGGTATACCAGGTCCTGGAAATAATTTCGGTATGAACCCTACTGGTGGCCCTACCGGTGGCCCTACCGGTGGTGCTACTACTAGTACCCCTGCACCGGTACCCGTACCTGTACCACCTGCAAACAAAGACGTATATACATTGGTACAACAAGGATTTAACCAAATGACTGTTGGGTGGAATGAAAATCAAAAAAGACAGGATGGATTATTGGTTCGTACTAATAATGCTGTAATAAATGGTAACACACAGATTGCAACCTTACGAGAGTTTAAGACTATATCATGGAATGGTTATACCGAATTATTAAGAAGAGCGGACGTAACAAACACATTATTGGATACATTAATTGAAGCAACAGTAGAGTCCGCTACAACACCAATTACTTTGGATGGTAAACGTCTTAATGGTGCATTGACAAACGTACAAAATAGATTATACGGACTAGCCAAAGCATAAATTTCTATTATGAATATTTATATTAAAGGAAATTTATTAGATGGCAACAATCAGCGATTTATTTAAGAGTAGAGTAAATGAAATTTATGGTAAATCCGAAAAAATAAGGATTGATACTCGTGGAATTATAAATGCTCCAAGAGGAGCAGCTCTATTGACATCTTCTCCGGACGCATTATCTGATTTAATAGGAAATCAAGTCGGAGGTGCATTAGGTGGTTCAGCAAATAGGCCAACCGATACTATATTTCGTAAACCAACTGGATTTTTTACAAAACCAATTTCATTATTAGCACCAACTCAAGCATTATTAAAAGATGCTGTAAAAGAAGGTGACGCTTATTTTGTAAAACAATCACCGGCTCCACCATCACCAAAATCGGTACTTAAATCAACTGACCAAACTGTGGGTCGTGTGTTGTTATCTTCAATTAATAAATTTGGTTCTGCAAATGGATTAAAAAAATTAAAAGATGCTTTAAAGAAAAACACAACCGCAGAAAATGAATATGGAGCAAAATTTGGTAAAACTTCATTAGACGGTAAAACCTATTTGGATAAAAAAGTAGCATTTTCTAAATATTATGAAGAAAATGAAATAAACTCAACAACCGGTTTACCTGAATTTGATGCTGAGACAAACAGATATAAAAAGACATTAAAGTTAAGAGAAGGAACTAAATTTGAAAAGTCTTGGGATACGGTTGTTAGTGAAATTAATAAAAAAACACATTTTGAAGATGATGCAAAATTATCTGAAAGTAAAAAGGAAAGTAAAGGTCAAAATCAAATATGGGTAACTTTTAAAAAATATGGTAATAAAGAAATAATACCATTTGTTGCTTCGGTAACCGGTATTAGTGAAGATGTTACTCCTGAATGGTCAAATTTTAAATATTTGGGTTCACCATTTAAAGTTTATAGATATCAGGGTGTAGAAAGGAGTGTTAAGTTCAACTTAAAATTGTATTATAATACGATAACAGAAAGAAATACAATGATGCAAAAACTTAATTATTTAAAATCATTGGCATTTCCTTACGAACAAATATCACAAATGACATATGGTGATAACAAACAAACATCACAATATGCATTTTCACCTCAAATGTTTTATTTTTCAGTTGGAGATATGTACAAAAACGTATTATCACATTTGGAATCTATTTCGGTGAACGTTGAGGATAATGTTAATTGGCCTAACTTTCAACCAAACGGAAAAGCTGCAACCAATCCAGATGATGAAATACTATATCCATCGGTAGTTGATGTTGCACTTTCTATAAAAATAATAGAACAAAATTTACATAGTGTTGATTCCACTACAAAGACGTATAAATATAATTTTGATGGAAGAAATACACCTGCTATAACTTCGACAAAAGATACGGCACCGGCACCGGCACAACAAACTACGGCTCAATTGGATGCATTAAAAGGTAGAGGCCCCGTTCAATTTTAAATAAAAAATAATGGCAAGTAGATACACATATTCTGAAACTTTGACAAAAACGGATACAAAAAAAATGTATTTAAGTAGTATTATATATCCAAAAATAAAAGCATCGAATGATGATGTGTATGTTATTTCGGTATTAGGAGACAGATTGGATATTCTTGCTTTAAAGTATTATGGAGACCAAAATTTGTGGTGGATTATAGCAACTGCAAATAATTTAAATGAAGCATCTTATTCAATTACACCTGGTATACAATTGAGAATACCATCAAACGTTCCTAAAATTTTGAATGATTTAGAAAAAATAAATAAATAAGTTATGGCATTTCCATTTTTAGCTCCATTGAAGGGTTGGTTGGTGGATGTATTCAAAGATAGAGAAAAGAATACTAATAATATCAATACAACATTATCTCCATTTGCAATGTTATCATCCGCAGCTATTGTTGCAAAGGGTGGTGAAGCTAACATAAAAAATATGATTGCATCTGATAATATTACAGGTATGTATCATGGATGTGTTATAAGTAATACAATGGATATTAAAAAATTATACCAAACTGGTAATACCATTGTTGGATATGATTTGAATGGTAAAGAAATAGTTGTAGAGGGAGAAACTAATAGACGAGTATCCGTTCCAATGATAACAAAAGTGAGTATAGATACCGATGGTGGAAACAATACATTAAAAACTGCAAAAGTAGATATCAAAGTATTTACATTGAAACAAATGGAAATGTTTGAATTGTTTTTTTTAAGACCATCTATGAATATTGTATTGGAATATGGTTGGAATACTGACATAAGGGGTGATAAATATGTGATAGATAGTTATTTATTTGCACAAAAAAATCATAAAGATTATGTAACAAAGTATCTTGAAATATTTTCTCATAAAGAAGATGCATATAGAAAAGCAAAAGAAAAATATTTAGATACATTAGAAAAAACGAAAGGTTGTTATGATTTTTTCGCAGGTAAAATTACTGGTTTTAATTTTACTCCCGATGCAGATGGTTCATATAATATAAATTTAGAAATATCGGCCGGTAATGAATTACAATTGTGGATGCCAGTAAAACAATCAAACCCCACAAATTCAAATAAAAATCAAGATTCTAATACAAAGATAGATGAGTATGATACATTTTTAAACAAATTATCCGCAGATTTAAATAATCCACAATTAAAAAATAAGTTCCCAAAAGCCGAATTCAAAGATGAATTTTTTAATTGGGGAATAACAAACGAAAAACAAAAAGATACAAAATATTCAAAGGAAGCGTACATTTCTTTTAAATTAATATTAGAAATATTAAATCAATCCATATTATTTAGAATAAAACCAAAAAACATTCAGTTCGCGTTTTACGAAGATGTGGCCCGTAAAAAACCAATTATACCCGTACATTCGGATACTAATATTATATCAACAACCGATTTGTTTATTTTACCCGGAGATTTACCAAAAATAGAAGTCTCTCTTAAAGGTAAAAAGAACATAATAACAATGGCAGGTAAAATTGATGATGCAACTAAAAAATTTAAAGCATCTACATTCGATGGTAAAATAAATGGTAAATCATTTAATTTGAATCTTTCAGAAATTTATAGTGATTCAAGTATAGATGATAAAGGTAAATTAAAACCAATTCCAATATTAAATGATAAAATCGGAAATTTATTAAATGTATTTTTTAGATATGATACATTTGTACAAGCATACAATCAATCATATACCCAGGCCGACATTTTGAATAATTTATTACAATCAATGAATGATAATATGTTTGGATTGTGTCGTTTGGAAATTCAAAAAGCATCGGATGACAATGATGGTAGTGCTTTAACTATAATGGATAAAAAATTACCAATTAAACCACCGAGCTCAGATGAATTAAAAAGTGTACATAGATTTAAAGTCGGTTCAAATGGTTCAATTGTAAAGGCTTTTGAGTTTAATATGGAATTAAGTACGTTAATGCAAGCACAGGCTTTATATTCAACTCAATTGGCATTAAATAAAGCAATTAACAAAGGTGAAGGCCCAGATGCAGAACCAGTTGCACAAAAGGATGATTTTGCATCCGCTGATTTATCTTATGCAAAAAATGCAGATGGATATTATTCTATAAATTCAATTGAAGTTAAGTTGGTAAAAGAAGCAGCTGCTTGGAATGATAAAATTGCCAAAGAAACAAATACAACAAGTGGTTCAGCCCAAGCTGAACAAGAAAAAGAAAAAACCGCAGCTGAACAAAAAAAGGAAATGGTAGAAGTTTTAGAAAGTAAATTTGTGAAATTTAAATTAAAACCAAAAGATACCACACCTGCTCCAAATGGACTTATTTATTTGGATACATCTTTAATATTAAAATATGTAAAAACAAAGGCAGAAAACACCAGTGCATTAACATATTTGGATATATCTTTAAAATTGGATGGTATTGCTGGAATAAGTTGTGGTGAATTTTTTCACATTGATGGTGTTCCTGAAATATATAATAAAAATGGATATTTTCAAGTAACAAATGTAAAACATTCAATTGACGATAAAGGTTGGGAAACCACAATCGAAGCGGGATATAGGATT